CCGTACTACACTTGAAAATGATTATGAAGAAATTGATATGATGGTGCTCACTCGAAAGGAAGCTCCATATACACCGATACAGATTCTCGACATTATGGATGATGTCCTTAATACTTATGGTAATGACATTATTCTAGTGCCAGCGGTCTATCCCGACTACTGCATGAAGCTCTATCGCCTCAAATCTGTAGATCGTGCTCGTTCAGAATCATGAAGTCCCAACCTTTTAGCTTACAGTAGGCTCTGGCAGCATCCCACTTAGCATCATTCACGGCAAAAGTCACCACTTCCTTCACAAAGGTTTTGGTGACTTTTTTCTTTTTCTCAGGTGCTTTCGTTTGCTTTTCTGGTTTGATTTCTATAAGATAAGTTTTCTTACCTTCTTTGGTTTGGACACAGATTCTAAAGTCCACAAAGTATCGGTGATATCTGTTATCTACAGGTGACAAATAAGGTATGATATTTTCTTCAGAGGACCAGTTGATGACAGCCGGGTTCTTATCACACCAGATCATAAATTTAAGCTCCCACGAGCTTCTGTAGACGATATGACGTTGATCCCCCATATACTTCTTAGGATTCGAAGGACTAAAGTGTCCTTGCATATATCGACTACGAGTTTTTTTATATTTTATTAAATCTGATTCCTTAAACATTATGATTCGTATGTACTTGCATAAAGGTCTTCCTTATGCCATAACTCGATTTCCATTAGATTAATAGTAAGTTTGATGGCAGCGGGGGCCTGATCAGTAGCCTGAAATGCTGGTGTATCACCCGGAACATAATCGACTACCAAGTCTGTGATGACACAATATTTAAAGTCGTGCTGATACCCTTGTGGCATAAGGACAGGCTTACACATATCAGGATAACCTAATAGAGGACCACCATCCCCTCCTACTAAATCAGGTAGAGAATGATATCTAAGTTTGTTAATAATAAAGTTAAGATTAACACTGTCCTGATGATTTTCTGGAACGAATAACCATGAAAAAGAGAATCTTTTAAAATTTGCATTTCTGAATAAAACAGTAAGATATGGATTCATGGCTACGCCACCAAGACTAGCAGCATTATTTCCACCAACACCAAATTGTTTTAAAAAGTTTTTTACTACATCACTTACTGCACCAATGCCACCAGCAGCTATTGCAGACTCGGCTGCATCTAACATGGCTTGAGCATTACCCCAATTCTGAATTTGACCGTCTAGACCATTTAAAAGAGCACCAGCGATCATTCCAGTTTCTTGTGTTGTGTAGTTTAAACTCTGATGATCGACGTTTTGGATTGAAGGAATAGGAAGCTGAATCGTTCCGATAGGAATAGAAGCCGGAGCACTCGTTACATTAGGACGAGAATACTGAAAGAAATTTAATTGTAGAAAGAATCCTTCAGCAGAAGTCATTAAATCAAATGGAAATTTTAAATTACCTAATCCTGAATAATCTTGTACTTTGTTTTTTACAATCTTAGAGTTATAATTGAAATTTTGTACAATATTCCCTATTGATTGTTTTCCTACAGTGATCGGCATTGAATCCCCTATAAATACTTTTGTAATTTTTTATATTTATAGGTAAATATGCAAACATTCTTTTCTAACTTCCCTACTATACAGTACAACGGAGCTAATGTTGTTAATCTTACAAAGAATATCAACATGTCAGCCAATCCGTATAATAGTCCATTCTCATTTCAGGCATATACATTAGAAAATGGTGAAAGATCAGACTTGGTGTCTGCTAACGTATACTCCGATCCTTATATGGAATGGTTAGTATTCTTATCTAATCAGTTGGTCGATCCTTACCAATGGTATATGGATACAGATCAATTCATTGACTATATACAGCAAAAATATACTGATTATAATTACGCTGCCAATAAGATAAAGTATTACACTAATAATTGGTATAGAGATAATAATGATATAGACCCATCTACTTATGATGCTCTAGAGCCTATCCTTACAAAGTTTTATCAGCCGGTATTCGATCCTGCAAATAATATAATAAATTATATTAGAGCACCTGTAGACTGGAATGTCAACACAAATAGAGTCGTCCAATATTATTTTAGCAACGTAACACTTCCTACCTTCACACAAGACGAAATAGTTAATGTTCAGTACGACGTAAACGTGACAGCTAATGGTCAGGTAATTTTTACAACTAATACGGCTCTTTATATTCAGCACGTATCTGGAAATTATCTTCCTATTAATGGTAATATTAATACAGCAGCATTCTACATATATGGTCAGGAATCAAATAATACAGTAACGATTTCAAATACAAATCAAGTTAACATTGTATCTATTGATACTCTCGATCCTTTGGAAGATGTATTCTATGATTCAGTTTCATATTTAGATTATGAAACTAATCTAAATGAAGCCAATAAAAGCATTGTTGTGATTAATCCTCAATATGCTCAACAAATATCTACTGAAGTAACTAACGGATTGGCAGCTAAATAATGAGTGCTGTAAGACCGGGAGATATCAATATATTAACTTGTATGTTCTTTTCACCTAGAGGATCATATAATATGATTAATAGTCTTGTTGAGGGGACAATATACGAAAGCATTCTCGTCCAAAATAACATATGCGAATTGCATGTATTGGATACCGAAAGCGTTCTGGATAATTTAGAAGTGACTGGTGACGAAACAATTGTGGTTGCATTCAATGTCGGAGGTTTGCCAACACTGTCTTATACGTTCTCCCTAGATAAGGCAGAAATCTTGCCTTCCAGAGTCTCAGAGAAGGCCAAGGAGATAGTCTTTCACGGAGTAGGTAGGGAAGCCCTAACAGCCAAATCAACCTACATACAGAAGGCTTATAACACCGATATTGCCTCTATCATTTCCGACATCCATACTACCTTTTTACAGTCTACAAGCGCCTTGCTTACTGAGGCTACAAATGGTATTCAAAAAATTATAATTCCGAATTTGAAACCTTTCGATGCTATCGATATGGTACGTAGACGTGCTGTCTCAAGTCAGAATCAATCTTCAACATTTCTTTATTTTGAAAACGCTGCTGGTCATAATTTTAAGACAATTGAAGGTATGATGCAGCAGGGAGTCGTAAAAAACTTTGTACATCTTGACACAGCCTCAATTTCAATTTTAGATGAATCTATTGATCAGATCATCGACTATGAACTTCCACAACTCTTTTCATCTGTAAAAAGAATTGATCTTGGTGGACTTGTACAAAGAACTGCAACCTATGATATAAGAACACGAACATACACTTCTAACGATCAGACTCTCACCAATACAGGAAAATTTCCTAATTCTGGTAATTGGAATAGTTCATTCTTTCAGGAAGTATTTGGACAGGCTTTTAATCTATTTTCATTCATTCCTGCCGACTCAGCATCAAGACCACAGACCAGCATTCAGAATGCCACACCTTTGCAGCTTGCTTACATTTCAAATTTGTTGCAGAATTACATCACTCTTAGAGTCTATGGAGATACTAGAGTTAAAGCCGGTGATATGATCAATGTAAACATTCCTCAGTCTACAATTACAAAGGATCGCTCTACAGACATGGCTGTGTCTGGCAATTACCTTGTTTCAAGAATTGCCAGACACATTGATTTACCGACTACTAGACCTAGATATACCGAAACTATTGAAGGTATATCAGGAAGTAATGGATTTTAACAAAAGAGTTGTGAATATATTCCATCTTCTGGTACATGATGATCAGGATATTGCTTCTTGTACTTTACCATAGCCTGACAAACACAGAAGTTTCCTGATCTGAACGGAAATCCATAAAGCTGTCATCCTTCTTTAAGATGATCGCCTACACTTTTGAAACTTCGTATGAATAAGCTTCGATAATTTTATATTCAATTATTTCGGATTTCATCGCGTACCTTTCGTACCCATGCAGACCATGAGACTTCGTATGTTGAATGGTCGTCAGGATACTCGATGACGACAAAATATTCGTCCTTCTTTGAATAGACAGTCTTTACGTGCTCTCTATTCAGGCGATTAGGATCGTGATATGGATTAAGATGATCTTCAGTCATACTGAATATACTCGATATATCGTCCATCTGCAAATTCATTTAGTGGACGTGTCCACGATTCATCATCGTAAATATTGTGATATGTCACCATTAACGTATCTTCAAGGTGCTTCATTGCAGACCATTGAAGCTTAGAGATAGCAGTCACAACATACTTACTGTCACGCTTAACGTGCTTGTAACAATTACCAACTACGACTTTCATTTTAAATTCCTTTAATATTTTTAAATAGGCATGGCGTGAGGCAATTGAACCTCCCCGATCAGACAGCTTACCGGGCATACCGGGGCTTTGAATTTAATCAGCCTGATCTTCGAATTCTGAATTATACCACGAGAATTGGACCTGTATAGGGGAATCGAACCATCTTAATACATCTAGAATTTTAAGACCTACCCTATCTACGGATTAACATTCCGTCACTCTACCATTAAGCTAATACAGGATATTGAGTAAAAAAAGAAAGTGTGCTATGACGCCAAATGCTCGGAGGGTCTTATGTATCATCGTAGCATATCAGGCCCAACTGACATTGGCAACTTAATTCGACGGCTTCGCCCGTAAAACAAAATACATAAACTTTACTTGTCTTTCCCCTGTTGACTTTTTCTATCTCTTTGGGTCCAAGATAAAATCCAGACAACTTGCAACTCTTTAAAAGATGGCTGCTTCTAAGCCAACTTCCTTAATTTTTATTACTCTTTTAAATTCAATATGTTAGTAATGGTCTATACTTACTGAGGTAGGACTCGAACCTACAATGCTTTCGCCACCTATAGACAGGCAGCCGGATTTAATCACCCGACAACGAACAGTTTCCCTTTCAGGAGCCGTAGAGTATTACCAATTCCTCCACTCGTCAACTAACATAAACTTTTGGTCGGGTATTTCTACACCGAGAGCGCATGGAGCCAATACCTATTTCTAAGTACCTCCTGCCATTTCTACCGACCCCTCGGTCTGCCTTATGAGCGGACAATGGGATTTGAACCCACAACCTCAACTTTGGCAAAGTTGTGCTCTACCTTTGAGCTATATCCGCATTACGATATAATAAAAAAATGGAGCGGGTGAAGTGAATCGAACACTCTTTTAATCTTACGAAAGTAGCTTGGAAGGCTACCGGACAGCCAATGTCCCACACCCGCATTGTTTTATTTATATTCTACCTTTATAATACCCTTTATTTATCCATTCGTCAAGAGCTTCTTTTTTTTATCTTCTTATTTTCTTGACCATTCGTAATCCAACAAGTACCATATTGAGAATTATTTTCACCTTGAGCATGTTTTATTTTTTGAAATGTATCTTTACGTTTTTTCATTACTTCTGGTCGTTTTGCAGCTAATCCAGCTAAAAATTGTCGTCTTGGTATATTAACGAATGTTACTGCATATTGTATATTTTTTCTAATAGATTTTAATGATTTTTCATTATGAACTCTACGTTTCTTTGGAGACTGACCTATCTTTGATCTTTGTTCAAATGTAAGTATATCATTAATATATCCGAAACCACCGTGTCCACCAGAACAAATATTATAACTAACTTCAAAATCTATTATAACTAAAATTTTCTCAGCAAGATTCATTTTGTCTTCGGTATCATATACCTCTAGAATTTCTTTAGTAAAATTTACAATACCATACTTCTTAATAGCTCTTTTAAGAAGTTTTCCTGATCCAAAATAATCATCATCAAGATTAGTAGTTTGATGTTTACCTATATAAAATTTACCATTGATATTATTTGTAATTTTGTATATAGTATAAAAATGCTAAACCTCCGTAACTATAATAGACTTATTATTGCTATTTATAGCTACGGAGTGCTTATGCGATCAAGGAGGGAGTTGAACCCTCGTTCTCCGCTCGACAGGCGGGCATTCTACCGTTGAATTACATGACCATTCTTTATTTATTACACCAAAACGACATTATTGACAATTACGTCAATTACGTCATCATCAGTAAATCGACCCTGCTGGATCATAACACTATTAATGGCGACAGGAGCACCCCCATATGAGTAACCCCATTCATAGTCATAGTTGACCACTGTGGCTGTCTGATCGAGCTTTAGAAGCTGTTCTACGTATTCTGCGACTGTCATTTTACGTCTCCACCAATTCTAGTTCTTTGACACAATAGGAATAATTCTCAGAAAAATCTAATTTATAAAGCTCAGCTATTTCATATCTGTATGCATCAACTAGATTTTTCTTTTTTGGATCACAAGAAATTTTTGATAATTTGTTTTCAATTTTATTCAAAAGTTTAACATTATTTTCATTCTTTTCATTCAATTCCATGACGAACAAGTCGGCACTATCTTTTGATAGAAAAACTTTCAAAGGCTGAGTAAACGTACCTTCCCAATCAGAATTTTCTTTAACAGCTAAATAACAAACCATTATCTTTATCCTAATAAACTCCTTGACGTAATGCAAATCTACACCAGAAATTGCATTACGTCAAGGGATATGTCCGAAGAAGGAGGTAATCTTCGGACAGGGTTCAATTTACCAAACGAATTGTAGAAACAAATCTTCGTTTTCTGGTACGCCATCTTCTGTGGCAAGTTTACGGAATTCAATTTCTTCCGGGTCTACATCAGTCCAATCTTCTTCACCAACTCGATCAATATACGGAAGACCGAACTCTGACCAGTTAAGATCGACGAGCTTGCCATTACACATTTGATCATCGTACTTGTTAAAAAAGTATGTAGAATATTTTTGAGGTAGTTCATAAGTCTTGATTACATTTAACTTTTCATACTTAATCATTCTGATATTCCTTGAACTTCTGGCGTTTGTAAACAGTTTTTAACTCGACGATACGGATGCGATACTTCGGAGTACGCAAATCCTTCGCGATGGGATTGAACTTTCTAATGTCACGCTGTTTCATTTTAAACTCCTAAAGGAATATGGTAGGACCAGTCGGATTCGAACCGACGTCTTATTGCTTGAAGGGCAATTGTTCTAGACCGCTAAACTATGATCCCATAATCAAAATATGTTGGTCGAAGGGAGTTGCACCCTCATTTCGGTACGCAACGCCACCGTGTCCTAATATTAGACGACAACCGACCTGAATTCAAGTAGTTTATTTATTGTATAATTCTGATAAAAAACCAATATGTTGAAAAAAGTGCAGCATAATGTAAAAGTTGATCAAATCCTACGCTAACAAAGAAATAATGGACTTGACCTTTCTTCCAGAGATACGTATTCAACCTTGATGTAACATAATCCGTAGCCACATGCAAGTAGAAATTTGCAATAATAAATCCTGCAAAGATCATCGTATTATCACCATTATATTTAAATACAAAATATAATGGCATTAAAGCAAATGTGTATATGAATACATGTAACACAAGTGCATTATCATTGAAAGACTTATTTTTAGCCATCCAGTCGGATTGTAGAACGAAATCAGCAACAAAATGATTGACAAGAATAGCTACTACCACAATGATACTGATCATTTTTTACCTCAGAGGTATGACACATGAACGGAAAACTTACCGTCTTCATCTTCTTTAATACGTCCTGAAAAACAGCGATCAATAAGATCGTACTGTCTTCCATCTAGGTATCGCTGAGCTTCTTCACGAGTCGTAAAACCCGAGGCGATGAAGCGATGATCGTTATATATACCACCACGAGGAAGCGTTTTAATCTCAGGCTGAAACATTACATTTCTCCGTTAATGTATGAACATCATAGCATGAAGAAATCGATTGTCAATAATTATCTAGCCAATTTTCCTTTGTTATCGCTTTGATGTTTAAAAAAACTTAACGTTGAATTATCTGTAGCAGATAAATTATTAGAAGGTGCAGCAGATTTTTTGGTCCATAGACTTCGCACTTTATAAAAGTCTTTACCTAATTTTTGAGCTTCTTTAGAATAAGACATGAATTCATTATGGCTAAGAACATGATTAGACCATGTTGCATAATGCTTAACACCAGTTTCGTTGGCTTTCTGATAAGCTACCTTATCAGCTTCATAAGCATTTTTATAAGCTTCTGATTTTGGTTCATGATCGTTCATGATTTTTCTCCATAGACATATCTATAATAGATATTTATGTCTATATCAACTGAAAATTTTATATAATACCCATACAAACGTTACTGGAACAACGATAATTGTCAGAAAACAAAAAAAGAACAGATCAGGAGGATTTCCTTTCAATTCTAATTCATCCATAATATTCTCCTATGAAATGGTATCGGTCACGATCACGGTCTGTAATCTACCGAATCTAACGTCACTCCGTCGAGCAGATCAGCTTTTACAGGAACCTTACCGTCGTAAGGGCTGTAATTCAAAATTGGAGGACTCGGTGGGATTCGAACCCACGGTGGAGCTTTACAGCATCACGAGATTAAAAGTCTCGTCCATTCGACCTACTATGGTAACGAGTCCGTATTTTTATTTAATGGTGAACCATGTAGGATTCGAACCTACGTTGACGGAGATTAAGAATCTCCCGCTAAAACCAACTCAGCTAATGGTCCTTATTGAACTTCTATTTATTAAATGAAACCATAAGCTCCTGCTATAACAATAGCAATCACAAAAATCAGCCAAAACCACATTTGAGCATCTGACATAATTACCTCACACAAGAAAATAAACAATAATGGAAACTATTACAATTATATACAAATCGTGATATGACATAATACACCTAATAATTGCCGGTAGCTATCCGGTACTTTACTTGCCAAGTGCGACTTGGTGAATTAATGTAGGTTCCTAACCCGCGTGTACCTACAACCGTCTCTATGGCCTCCGAGATATACATGTCGCGGAAATATCTGGTACTGTCTATGACAAATGACAGGTTTAAGTAACATACCTTATATTTCGCACTTCGACGACCGTATTATTTAACTTAAACCCTCGGATAGTCTAAGCGAGGTTCCGATTAAGGACCATTCAGAGTAAGGAACCACACCCCCTGAACTGACTTACATAATCTAACTCAATTCGATATTTATGTCAAGAACTTTTTTAAATCCAACAAATTCTTAAATATGGGTCATTATAACCAGTATATTTCAATTCAACAGTAAGATGTTCGTTTATAAAAAAACTTCTTAAAATAACAATCTCTTGAGCATTTAACTTCATATCGGAAGAAGTGATAAGTTCACGTTTTCCCTCTAATGCAAGAATTCTACAATAAGCTTTCATTGATTCGATAAGATTATCTCTTACCGGCATCATATTAACCAATTCTTCCTGAAATTTAGACATTTAATCTCCAATATTTAGTTGTTTTTTGGTTTGCTGTATGTAACCTTCACGAACTTGATTACCTAAATCAACGTAACAACAGTCGCCACAATTTCTACCAACAATGAGATAATTCATTACCACATTTTTGTAGATTTCACTAGCACGAGCATTCTGCATAAAAAAATCACTCATGTCAATACCAAACTTCTCTAAAAGAAAAATAGTATTGAAAACATAGTCCATATCATTTACATGAAATATATGATTTTGTATACAAAATGCTTTATACAAATCAGGATACAATTTTCCTAAACTGTAAAGAACTGAATAAACTGTACCTATCTTACTTTTCAATTCTTTTGAATAAAAGATATCTGCTACGTCGGTTACAAGACCATTATATGAAATATCATTAATTGATTTCTTGTCCCAAATGAAATTCCAGTTCTCTTGTACCATATATTCTAAGAGCTTGTAAAGAGATTTTGGATCGCCATCATCAAAATATTTTCTACGAGCACACTTGTAATCGAGCACGAAATAATATTGATTGTTGTCTTTATCCCAATTCACTATGCTTCTAACGATCACAGAAGACCGCTGAAAGGCTTCAGAGTTTTCTATGATAGATAGCTCCTTAGAACCACATGTGCCTATAAAGTCGCTAAACTGAGGCTGATAAGGTTCAAGAAAGATTCCTGATTTGCCCTTAAAATCAAATTTACTTACTCTCGGACCCATATAAAATACATTAGATTTATTTAATAAAGTATAACCATACATATTAAATTTTGGATCAGGAGGAATATAATGGCTGGAATAATTAATTCCTACGCCTTTATAATAACCTTTTTCTCCCTTACAAACTCTTTCATTTGTAAGGGAGAAAATATCGTCGATTTGAAGTTGATTAATCTCAACTCCGTCTTTATCATAGATAGGAATTATTTTCAATTACTTACCTAGCAAAGTTAGATGATCTGTGACAATATCAATCTTATCGGCTGCATCTGGACCTAGAGAGGCACATGTAATACAGTCTAGACCTTCATCAAATACCAAATGGGCCTCGATATCGATCTGCTGTGCAAAATTGACAAGTTGTAAAAGCTCTTGCAAATCATTAACAGCCAGAACGATCTTTCTCATGCCGCCATAATTCCACTCAGAATTTTTTAGCTTTTCTTCGAAAAGCCAGTCCATCTGGACTTTGCTAAATGGAATGTTGTAGGTAAGATGATGAACGAGAAACATGATAGCAGCATGACCGGCCTGAGCGGCTGTCTTTCCAATTGACATTCCTAGATCAGTTCTTACGAGAATTACTTGCTTGTTCATTTGTCACTCTTTTCCATTTCTTCTAGGATTTCCATAGCATAATCATAGCCATCCCAATTGTCAACACCAGCAGCCTCTAGAGCTTCTAGCTTGGCTTCGGCTTCCAATAGGGAGTTAAATCGCTCAAGTGAAATTGTTACAGATGATGCTTCATTCATGTTCATTCTCCAAAGGTAAATGGTCCCTGATTTTCGTTCCGCCCGAAACTCTCCTGTTCTTCAGACAGGCGCTTTCACTAGATTAGCTTATCAGGGTTATTATAAAATGGTCCCTCTATATGGAATCGAACCACATACGCACCGCCTATCCGGCTGGCCGCTCTACCAGTGAGCTATAAGAGGGTTATATGATTTAATCAATACATCGCTAAACCTCCGTATCTATAATAGACTTACTATTGCTATATATAGATACGGAGTGCTTATGCAGGGGTAGAGAGAATCGAACTCGTCTCACCTTTCGGACTGGTTTTGGAGACCAGCGTGCCTCTCCAACTGCACCGCACCCCTATATATATTTATTTATTCTTCTTTGGCTTCGGCTTCTTGTAATGATTATGAAACCTTTTCAATTCTTCTTTGGTAAGATCACTACCATCCCAATCTAAAATACCTAAATGTTTATCTAGATACCATTGTTCTTTCGCATCAAGTTCAAAAAAATACCAAGGACGCTCGAATGATTTTTCAAACATTTCTTGATTTGTCATTATAATTCTCCATCTTTATATAAAAACAACATATGGAATTGCACCATAAACCCCTCACTACAGGTGCCTGATTAGTAGTGTAATCAGGCAGTCGTCACCTAGACTGTTGTTCTTATATAAAGAACGTGCGTTGTTAAGGTAATTCCCGCACCCCTACCGTCTACTCTACCCGTCAGCCGTATCTCTTGGTAGTCGTCAGATACCGCACCTAGCCTTTTTAATGGGCTCCGTCCCCTTGGTCATCCGGGTGTATAGGATTTCTACACCCTTTGCTAAATCTTTGGCCCATCATCTGCACCATTCAGCCAACAGCAGATTTGGGTTTAGTGAACCATGTCCGTTGCTCCGTTGTTCATGTCACCTTTATAGGGTATGTTGCTTATGAAGTCAAGCGGTATTTTGAACTTCCTTTTCAAACTCGAACTTCATACATTCCTCGACGAGGACAAGTTTAATGTCTTCTACTGGAATTCCAATACCTTGCTTCCACACTCGATAACCAATCGTCATAAGATCGAAAATATTTCCTGCATCAGGAGAATTATGAAGAATTGTCTGAACTCTCTCACGAAGGGAAACAATTCTTTCGTCTTCCCTTGGACCAGTGCGTCTTCCACGTTTCGATTTAGCCATGATGAAAATCCTCAATCTGCATAAACATCATTCACGTTAGACTTATTAAACCTATTGTAGACTTCCATCTTAATTCTCAGTCGTTCATAATTCTTTTTAAACGAAACGCTTGAAGATGTCAATAAATATTTCTTTTGTAGGAGAAATATTTTGACTGAAAGAAGCTTCGGCAGTTCATTATGGTATGGTCTTGTCGTAAACGTAAATGATCCCGAACAAGAAGGCCGAGTCCAAGTCCGAATTCACGGATTGTATGATGATACGGCTAACATTCCAGATGCACAATTACCTTGGGTTAAACCAACACAAGATATCACGTCAGCAGGACATAACAAGATCGGAAACCTACCTGTAGGCGTTATTAAAGGCACTACGGTAGGCGGCTACTTCTTAGACGATGATAAGCAGTATCCAATCTTTACCCACGTCATAGCCAAGGCTGGCGACCCTCAGAGCGGCTCTACCCAAAATGGTCAAGTCGGTTTGGTTCCCGGCACAAACTCCAATCCTATTACGAATCGTAATAAGAATAATAAGTTTGTGACTCGTAAAGGAAAGAATATTATTCAGGAAGATAATGCGTCTACGAATCCTACAGAATCAAAAGATAATGATGGGGAAGACGTTACGGCTACTGCAAGCTCTAACACCAAATATGCTACAATACCAACAGTAGGAAGTGTTAATAACCCTTCAGGCTCTATTCTATCTCAGTTGACCAGTGTCGATCCTTCACATTTAACTTCGGTTTTGCCAAATGCTGTAGCTAACTTTATTAAGCTAGATGATCTTCATTCTTTTTCTTCTGTCAACGGTATTACTAATATTGTAGGACAGACTCTAGGACAGGCTTTGAATACTGTCGGTTTAAATACATTCTTGACTGCACTTAGTCCAGTAATAATTCCTTCACAACTTTCTACACTCGCACAAAAATCCTTAATTATAGCAATTCAAACAAGTGGATCAACAGTTACAGCGAGTCCTTTAGTATCAGGTATTATTAATGCTACTACACCTTTATTAATTAACGATTTACAAAACTTTTTGAATAATCCTACTCAGGCTAACTTAGAACAGTTGCTTTCAGATTATTTTAATAGTATATCACAACAAGGAAGTAGTGCAACATTAGGAACAAATTCACAATCTATACTAAGTCAATTAGGAAGCGTATTACCTACGATTGCAGGAGCGATCCAAAGTACTTTAAATAATCATCTTCCTGTTTCTGTATTGAATACGTCTAAAATTACTCAATCTTTACAAAACTTTGCTATGGCACAAGCCTATATTAAGATGCCTAACTCAGGCAAGAAAGACATAGCAAAACAGGCTGTAATTCAAGGAATCAATAGCCTGTCTCCGATTATTTCTGGTCTTTCTTCTCAGGCTCAGAGTTTTGTAAAGAGCCTTGGTTCTTAAAGTATTCTATTTTAAATTTATCGAAGAATCCTTTTACTAAGGGATTCTTCGAATCGTTCAACAAACTGATATCAGCAATATATTTTGATCTGTAAGCAGGCATAACGTCTTTACGACCAATAAGAAGATAAAGCTGTGGTGTAAGACTTAGTTTATCAATTCCTTTATCGAAAACTTCGATATCATCTGGACTTCGAATGAATAAACATACATTATCTAATTCTCTTTGTGAAAACAGATATCTAAATTTTAGTTTATATTCAACATTTAATGGTGACAATTCAGGCAACAGAATCTCCTATATTCTGGTTATTTTTACGTAAGCAACCCCATACTTTACAAGTCCTAATGCCTTGGCTGCACCATAACTTAAATCTAATGATCGACCTGTATAGACAGCAGGACCGCGATCATTAACAACAACAATAATTTCTTTACCATTAAAAGTTACTTTAAGTCTTGTGTTAAAAGGAAGACTTCTATGAGCAGCAGTTAATTCGTATGGATTAAATCTTTGTCCTGAAGACGTATATTTTCCTGAACTATCGTGAACGCCATAATAACTTGCTTTTACAGTTTGTTCTAAAGCAGGATGCAAGACTAATGGTGCATGTACACCACTAAAATCTCCCATAGTCATGAGCGACTGATAATTAGGCAATGCATGAGCATTTACAATACCTAATAAAATGAAACTTACTATTAACAATAATTTTTTAATAACGTTTTCCTTTTAAATGATTCCTCTTGTCTTCGGCGTACCTGATGCTATCGGCTATTCGATAAGGAGACAATCAAACTCGATACTTTTCTATCCGAACAGTTTCAGCCACGAAACGTAGGTATCAAGCGGAATAAAAATTGGCGGAGGGTGAAGGAATCGAACCATCATCCGTTAGGAGGCGCGGTTTTCAAGACCGTATGTTCACCATGAACGCCACCCTCCGTATTCTATTTATTAAAATTATAAAGCGCCACCTAACTTTGATAATTCTTCAACGATTTTTGCACCAACATAATTTGTAGTTTCTTCAAGAAACTCTTTTTCGGTAACTTCAAGACCTACCATTTCAAAAATTTCCTTTCTTGCTTCAGCAATTAACTTTTTTGAGTCTGTCATAGCAGCTTCTCTCAAATCCTTAAGATCAGGGTCTTTTTCTAAGAAAGCTGTTTGAAACAAAATAGTTTCGAATGCAAGTCTTGCTAATGCTTTAGTGAACTTTTCTTTATCAATATTCATAATATTATTCCTTTGTGCTTTTAATAATGTGATACCAGTAACGAATCATATCATGTACTTCGTCTTCTGGAAGATTACCGTTAATCTTTATGACTTTTCTATCTTTTTGGTTAGCCCAAATCTCAAGAAAATTGCTTCTGATCATTTTTAGATGTAGTAAATCTGCCACATCTAAAACATTGTTTTCTTTACGCTTTTGCATTCGAACAAAAGCGACTTCCTCTGAAACATCGATCAGAAATGTTACATCTGGAACCAATTCACGAGTAGCCAGAATCTTTAATTGTGCTATAGTCTGATCGGATAACTCATACTCGGAAAAGTTATCGATCTGATAGGCTTCTGTAGAGTCGTGATATCGATCACTAATTACTACGGTTCCACTGTCAAGAGCCGGTCTGATCACTTTTCTTACATGAATTGCTCGATCAGCCAGAAACAGAAATAGTTTTTCTGTTTCATCTAAATAACTTTCTGTTAATAAAAGTCTAATCATTGTCCCTTCAGCAGAACCACCCGGTTCTTTTGTAAGAAGAACGTCTGTCTTAATACTGGTTAAATAGTCAAATAGCATCTTTGCTTGTGTAGATTTTCCGCTACAATCCAAACCTTCGAAAACAATTAACATTTAAAATCCTATAAATAGAGTTAGACCGTAATAAAACCAAACCTAGAAATGAACTAGGTCGTTTTAATTAGTGTATTGTTTTTCGTGCAGACACAAAGAAGGACTTGATCCCATCCATGTTGTTCTTACACTTAACATTGCTATTATACACCTTATTAAGCAAGGATGCAACATCTTTGTTGGTATTAAATTTGTCTGGTAAAGCAGGAACTGTGCAAACCATAAGGGATGCAGGAGGTACGACGACCTTTGGAGCAGTTACAACTAAATCTGGACTAACTTCTTGACAGCCAGCTAAAAATCCTGCTAAAAGAATTACAGAAAGAATTTTTTTCATTATTTACCCTTCATCTTATTCAAAACTTGATTGAATAGAGGATCAAGTGTTTGGTCGTTGCTATTTAAAATAAAAGAATCGATTTCATCTTTTTGTGTATCAACAGCTTTATTTAAATCGTCATTTTGCTTGACAAGCACGTCAGCCTGTTGCTGTAAGGTGTCGATCTGAGCCTTATAGGCGTCGTTTTGCTTCTGAACTTGCTGAAGCTGTTCAATATTATACTGAAGCGTTGCCTGTTGAACGGCTTCATGTTCTTTTAATTTAAGATAACCGAATGCAATACCTACTACTACAAGTACAATACCTGCATAGGTTGCAATTTTACCTAATGGACCTGTTAAAAACCCTACAATACCTAACATATTTTACCTCTTTCCGTGCCTACATCTATTTATTAATGTAGGCACGGAAGTCTTTTACTGAAGTTCGAAAGGTGAAACTGTTACACGATCTTCAAAATATACTGGCTCAAGATTTTCTGACTTTGGGTCTTTGCAAAGAACCCATGTACCTTCGGCGCTGGCAGGAGAAAATAAACCATTCGGATCAGCCTGCGGAATTGTTACGTTTCCAGTACTAGGTGCATCGAAACCACCAGTAACTCGTTGAGGATTTGTATATTGTGTTCCATAAGGAAGACCATATCCAATACTTCGGCAACGTAGATGAAGATTACCATTAAGATCAGTAATATAAGTATACGTTACCAGCTTAGGATCATCACGCTTTTCAAGAATCATCTTCATCAGCTTTTTCTCAGTAAAGTTAATAATTGCTGGCATTCCTACCACCATATTACCTTGCTTTGAAATCTGTTCTTGTGCCTGATGCTGCTGCTGATCTGAAGTTGGATTTTCGCCACAGGCTGTCATACCGAGAGCCATAACAAATGCAGTAGCTAGAAGAATTTTATTCATTTTAAACCTCACTGATTGATTGCATCATAGAAAGCCTGAAGATCAGGCGGTAGACGGTTACGATCATACACAGAGAATTCGTGTTGAGCATAACCCTTTAAAGCAACCTTACCATCTGCATCAGCAGCAAGATACTGTGCCTTAATCTTGTACAATTCTCGAACCATACCATCATTGTATGCTTGAGAATTCTT